AATCAGAAAAAATTATGTTCAACCAAAGACCAGAATCAAGGAGACTCGCAATGGACGCACGATAACCGCTGCGTCCCTCTGGCGTTTGGAGGTCATATCCGTCGAACCTGGTAGGCGTGACACGGTGGCCATTGAAGGCCCACATGCCACAGCTCTCCCGGAACGGATTTGATCCCCAGAAAGACTTCTCTTCTGACACAACCCATCCAAGAGCTTTATAAGCTTCGAGGACAAGAGGGACAGAAGCATTGTCGATAACAACGTCATCCCCATATACACTGCAGATATCACAACTCAGTCCATTAATGGACCTCGCTGCAACGGCTGCAGCCCAGAACATGAGGGTTTCGACCACGAATGTCGCGGCATTCCCCATACCTGCAAACATTCCCAGCTCGACTACGTTGCCCTCTATCTCACAGTGAGTAGAGCGGCACGCGGTTAAGTAAGGGACTGTCCAAGCGGGAAACACTTCTAACACATCAACCCAACGAACGAGATTACTCGCGTCCTTTAGGTCTATCGTTGCGATAGTCGAATCTCTACTTCCAGTTAACGCGTAACGCTGGTTTATAACCTGAGCGTTTTCAAGACTCATAACGTCCATAGCGGTCCACCTGAGAGGTCCCTGGTGGATGGACGTATAGAACACGCGTCTTACGCCATGCTGCAGAAATGTCCCATCTACAGGCTCTATGGTAATGAGCCTGTCCTTGAACATCTCCTTCAGCACGGCACATGCGCGACATCGGCCCATCAGTGGGACCTCGCGCAAGATTCGATGAATATCGCCTGATCTAATGGCTTCGAGTAGTGGAGATCGTCCGTCGACAAACTCCCAGCGTTTCAAGAAAGGAAAGGAAGCTCCCTCCTCTACAGCGCCTGATCCGAAGCGGGGATCCCACGGCATCTCAGCCGAAGGTACCCACTCGATCGCCTCTTCTGGCATCAAAGGAACACGTTGATTGAAGAAATCGTCAACGCAAACCTTAGTCAGCCAGTCGGGCCGGCGACGTAATACACTCAAGTTATACCGGTGATCAACCGGGGGCGGCAACGCCCGCTCCAAAATGCGCCTCATCCGAGACAATAGTGCCCTTCGCAGGACGCTACTGTCTGGAGCAATGAGCATCTCAGAATTCTGCTGAGTGAATCCTTCAAAAGCGGCTTTTCGGCGCTTGAGAGGATCACCACCATAGCGGAACTTCTTGAGTAACCGGACGGCTTGCAAAGCCGTCCGAACTTCATCTAGCTGATTCGGCCTCACGGCCCCGGATCCGATAAGACTGAAGATTTCCTTCTCCCTTCGGGAGAGATCCTCAACCAGCCTCTCAGCTGTTCCAGTGCACGGACCGGACGCTATGCGTCCTGAACCCCGTACAAGGTGGCTACCGAGTAACTCGGTAACAGCACGTATATCATTAAACATGCATGCACCATTCCTTGTTTAGGAATAACCTTGACCTCACTCGGGAGTCATTGATCTGCCATCGGCGCGATCAAACGACGAGCAACGCGATCCACTTAAGGACCGCGACCAGACCACCGGCGAATTGCGCAAGAGCACTCGTGAGAGTGTCCCACGTTGTTGCCGGAATATCTGAAAAGCTCGGAATTATCATGGCGCCACCCCATAGGATCCGTTGAACACGTCTTCAGGATTTGCACCCTGCAGAGCGCGGAATAACGGGGACGTAGGGGCCAGCGGAGCATTCCAAGAGCTCGTCGGGAACACGACGGAGGGTTTAACATCTCCGAAGAGTCCGTTCAGAGCGTCGAGGGCTGCAGCACGGCAGATCGCAGCCGCCTGCTGTCGGAGACCGACAGTAGCAGGAACTGCACCGAGGATAACTTTTGCCCAGAGGGCCGGCACTGTAATGGTAAAACCAGCCTGTGCGAACTCCGATTGACCAGTCATGGCCAACGTAGTCCCTTGGTTGATGCTCCCATTTGAGGTTGCCAGCTTAAGCTGCGGCAATGAGTACCGTACCCGGGATACCGCCTTGGCGGGACCCCCTTTAGCGTCCGACGGGGCTGTCATCTCTGACACCTCAATCTGGACGCCGGGAACCATCTCGTCACATGCGAGCGCCGTAAAGAATCGGCGAGCATTCTGCGAGTTATCAGGCGAGTACGGGACCGAGGCGAACGTAGGAACGCCTACGGTTGACAAGGACGACAAGGATACCTTATTCATGAGTGAACTCCTTCGCTGCGAGGACACCGCTTACGGCTAACGCCAACATACGGTAGTTTATCTCCGTTTTCGGCGCATGCCACATGGCGATGCATTTCGCAATGGACCAGTTTGCCTTTCTAAGAGCTGACGACATGCTCTGTAGGCGTACTACTGACAGTGCGCAGAGAATTCCAATTCTCCACGCATCCAATTTCCCCTCGAACCAATGAGGGAGTCGTATTGGAGGGATAGGAATTTGACCTCTAGAGACATTCTCCCACTGAGATGTGGGAGGTGTTTGGAGGACAAAGTTGTACCGGCCGCGAACAGTTGCGGTTAACGGTTGAGGAGGCGTGCAAGCGCTATAGAACCGAATAACTGGAAAGTACTTCCATCCCACTCCGGGAAAGAAGCTATAACCAGAACTCGGCACCACATACGGCGCTACTTCCGTAGTCTTAACGGACGGTTCTTGATAGATAGGTATAACGGACCACTTACGTGGCGCATAAACCCACCTGTCAATAGCCCACATCTCTTCAAATGAGCAGACAACCATGGAACTCATTGCTCGCTCGACACGAGTGAGCAGTTGACTGACATTGAATGCCCAGTCACTGAGCCAGCTATAGCCCAGTATGTTCCAGATCGACTTCAACGGAGGATTAAAATACAAAGCGAGCTCGTCTTTTGAGGGACGCGCTAACTCATACCCTTCCCACCCGCTTCCATCTGCGCCATAAAGAGTCACGAACCAGTCAGGCATGCGATCCCAATTGGGCTTGAGAGCCCGGGCAAAAAGCAGACCGTTATGCCGCCACTCGTTCCCTTCCGGGAGAGCGACGGTCGTACGGAAAGCCTTCATCGCATCCAAAACAGGATTGATAAGTACTCCAGCGCTATACGTTTTTACGTACGTCTGATCATCACAAACGAAGAGATTATCAAGTCTCTTCTCTCCCACTCCGGTGTCAATGGAGTAGGCAGACCTCACGGTCTGTCCGGTTGAGAGTAGTCCAGCATCGGAAGCCGTGATATTAGCTACGGCTGTGCTAGACAATGAAGCGAGTACACGCTCAGCATCTTGGACAGTAGGCTTAACGCCAAACTGGTACCAGAGATGAATCGCCGCCAACTGACCGAGGGTCAGCGACGATAGCCTTTTTATCTGGCTAGCGTTTAAGTGCTTCATATGCTTAAGGTAGTTGACCGCGGTCGCGGTTTTTAGGAAAGAACCCAGCGGCATAGCCGTCTCAGGTAGATCCTTCAACTCCAGCACACTTCTCAACACATTCATTTGGGTGCCTCCAGACTGTGATACCATACTTTCGTACGCAACTCGACGCGAGTCGAGTAGGGACGCTTGTTCTGTTGGCGAGAGCGATTTAACTCCCGCAACAGGGTACGCGCCGTAGTTCTGTCTTAAAACACACACATCATGCGTTCGCTTAACCCAGCCACTCTTAATAAGATTAGGCAGGGCGGCAGCCCCGAGGGATGCCGCGATCGACGTTGCGATGGATGGATCAGATGTTTGGTATTCGCCGTCCCAGCCCCAGAACTGCACTTCGACATAGTCGACTTGCTGGCTCCGGGTACCGCCGTATGAATACTTATGACCTGATTTCCAAGAAGCAAACGTTCGATCAAGGTAAGCAAGGTTCGCTACACTCGTATCTATGGGCTCGAAAGTCCATGTACGAACGGTATGGGCGGCCGAAGCAGCAGGAGCACTTGGCTCCCCAGGCTTTGACGGCCCCGTACCAGTGTAATCACGCGGACCAGTGAACGTCATCGGACGGTATGGCCGTTTATCGGGGAAGTAACGAGACAGCGAAGCTGGGTCTGGTGATCCGATTTGGTCTGTTAACGTTTGCACAAAACCTCCATACGGAACCCGGGTGGGTTTCGTGATGAGGGCAGGTCCATCAATAATCCGGACATCGAGTCCGGGTATAGTGATCGTGCCCAAGGGGAGACGTGCTTTCGTCCATTCCAAATCAGGTACTAAGACTTCGCCAAACTGTTTGGTCCTTACCCGTGTTGTAGCCATAATGATAACTCCGTCAATGAAAGGATACCTAACAAGTTAGGAATCGGCAGCATTGCTGCCACCGACTGCACGCC